CGTCTGTGATACGCATGGTTTCAATGTTGTATTCCAAATCAATCTTTTGTCCAACACCTGTTGATGAGCGCGATTTCATACATTGAATTTGATACTTGCCACGCTCTTTCATGGCACGTGAAGTAAAGATACCAAACACATTATCAGCTGTATTGATTTTGGAGATACCACCCGAAATGTGCGAGTGATCAAACTCAGCCTCTTCCACAGCACTACGATTCAACTGTGACGCTGTAACCAGTAATACACCAAGCTCCTTGGCCAAGTTACGCAGTTCCTCTGAAACATACTTGTCTTTCACAAACAAGTCATTGGGGCTGACCTTGGCGCTTACCGGCATCAACAAGTCCAAGTAGTCAATCATGATAAAGTCAACTCGAATCCCTGTTTGAATTTGCACTTCTTTAATGTAACTACGAATGTCATTGATGTTGCTTTGTGCTGGTAGTGCTTTCACACGATATTCACCAGATTTCTTTTGCACCATCTTGACTTTGAGTGTGGTGGTATCAATGTCCTTGCGAATGTCTTTAGTTGACATATTGGTCAACATGGCATCTGTACGCAATGATGTAAGCTCTTCTGAAAGTTCCAGTGTAATATAAACTCCGCTGAGTCCTTGCTGTAGCCAGTTTAGTGCAATATTCATCATGACCAAACTCTTACCTGATCCTGATCCACCTGCAAAGATGTTTAGTTCGCCACGACTGAATCCACCATACAACAATCGATCCAGTTGTGGCCAACCTGTACTCACTTGTCCACCTGAGTTAAAGTACTTGTTGATACGAGCACTGGGATCAGCAAAGTAGTCTGTGCCCATATCCTTGGTCAGACTAATCTGTACAGCATCTTTGATCAGTTTCTCTACAGGATCAAACTCGCCCTTTTCCAACAAGTCTGCCGCTTTTAAAATAGCACGTTCTAGTTCTTGCCGTTTGGTAAATGACTCAAACTCAGTCATGAACCACTCAAAGTGTCCCTCATTCAAGTCTGGGACTGATTGTAGTGTAATACCGCATGCCGCGGCAATTTGCGTTTTGTCAGGTAATGTTTTGTATTTGTCGCTGTGTTCTTTGATGAATTCTGCTGCCTTGCGTAGACTTCGATCAAAGTTGTCAGGGTTGTAGATGTTTTGAACACGCACATAGCTTTGTGCATCTTCCAACATCATTTCAAGGAATAGTTTTTGGACGTCAAGCCCGTATTCTTTTAGCAAGTTGTTTCTTCCTTAATTCAATTTTAATTTTACTAGTTTCTCTAGCTTGCATTATAGTTAGCAAGGCACCCAGGCGCCCGTATTCAATCACAGCATCGTTAACATCTTTAATATGCGGTGCCCATTCAGGTATACTTACTGCCCACCCTAGTTCCACAGCACGATCAATTAATTCTAAACCTGCTCGGTCTTGGTCAGGTACCACTGTTACTTGTTTACCTAGACTGCGTATCAATCTAGCTTGTGCATCGCTAATGGTATTGTGCATCACTGAAAGACCGCTAATGCTGAGTGCATCAAATATGCCTTCCATTACCAATGCATGCTCCCAGTTGGAGTGTTGTAAGTCTGTGCCAAATACGTATCCTGGTTGACTATCACTGATAAACTTAGGTTGCTTGTTATCTAAAAATCTACATGTATAACCCACAATTTGGTCATTGTGAGTAAATGGAATTACCACGTGCGGCCTTGTCCAATGAACACCGTCTGTTTGTAACTGAACCATTACAGGAAAATTCTCAGGTACTTGCCGACTGCGCACATAATCTCTGTAATCACCCTCGTCAACAAGTAATTCAGCAAATGGAGGTAAGTCACGCTCTTCAAACTCAATTGCGCTCAGTGTGTTAAATGTTCGTTGTCGATCTTCTAATATACCATTGATGCTTCGATGTCGCAGACTCTCTAAGTTGAGATGATCAATTTCAGCATCAGGTACACCCATCCAGCCCAAGAGCCTGCGGGCCTTGAAGCTCACTGAGCGGCCAAGGATAAAGCTGGCGGTGTATCCACAGTTGAAGCAGTGATAACTCCAGCCTTGTTCAGAGGCCTTGAGTCCACCACGGCTGCGCTTATCGGGACTACCAACATTGTAATGGCAACAAACTGCATTGAAGCTCACCCACCCCGAAGGTGTTTGCTTGCGTTTACCAGGAAGATAAGAAAGTATGTCAATCACTGTGCTAGTATAGCACAATCTATCTTGTTGATCAAGCTATCGCGGATAACCGCATGTCCTTTTTCGTTGGGATGACCCATGGGTGCCAGAAACTGAGGATGATTAACCAATTCTGTAAGTGGTGCCCCATTGTATTTTAAACTCAAGCAAGATGTGTATTGTGCAGAAATTGAGTTAAACTGTAATACATTGTTGTGGCGATGCTGTTGTCCATCAAAAAACAACACAGTTTGTAAAAAATTCAAACGCTGAGATTCTGTGCAATCAGTTAGCACCATGTGACTCTTGACCATGTCTACCCAACTACGATCAATGCTGGTGTTACCCGAGTGTACCCAGGCACTGTGTACAAATCGATTCCAAGATGGATCATTGGCATAACTCACATGGTTGGGGTTGTAAAATGTATGGCGGTTTGAATCAGTTAGTGCTACCAAAATCAAACACCGTTCAGGTGATAATTGTTCGTGCTCCAGCCACCACAAATAAGTCCAGATTGTGCTTTGCAAACTGCCGCCTGCAATGCCAAAGTTTTGTGTGGGCACATTGTAGTGTTTGCCTAATAGGCCTAGAAAACAATGCCCTTCTCTATAAGGAGTATTTTCCATCAGTACAGGATGTGCATGGGGATGGTCCACCAACTCAGGGTTCATCAACTCGTCGCCCCACATCCATGAGTCTCCGAACCCTATAATTTTGTCAAATTTCATCGATATTGGATAAGGTCTATGTTGCCGCCGTTGATGCCAAGTTCTAGTCTAATGTAAGGATGGTATCCTTCAACATTAATACCCAGTCGTTCAGTGCTGTGAGTAAAGTTCAGTTGGTCAACTGTGTTACCTGTTTTGAGATCTTCAAACGCAATGTTGTACCATTCTTGATTGGTGTCAGCTGAATCTGTGGCGCCTTGCACTTGCAAGTTACCAGTAAAGTCTACTGGATCCAACTGGAATGTGGTTAAACTTGCACCATCAGTGGTCAGTGTACTGCTGTAGTACACATTGCCCACAGGCGCTTGTCCAGTGGGAATGGTTAGTTCTTGACTGGCATTGAATGCAGGGAACACACTGTTGACAATGTTGATCACTCCACGTGCACCAGCTTGATCATCTGTGAACACAGCTTGATCAAGCACACCCGAGGATATTTCAAGACTGTAACTTGCTGGCTGTTCTTGGAAATGTGCAGTTTCGGCGGCAGTAATTGTTATCTTAGCTCGACCCAAGGCATTACTTAGACTTACTAGTTCCTTGGCAAACAACAGGTCTTGGCCATTCTGACTGATAATACGGAATGTGAATGTTGCCCCCGTGATGTTTACAGGTTTTTGATCCTGGTTCTGAAATTGGAATAAAATAACATTATCCACTCCAAGATTAAGAGTTAAATTTTTAGCATACACTGGATCCCACCTCCGGTCAAAATAAGCCCCCGTGATGTCTACCAAAAGTACAGTCTGAATTTGTTGATATAAATAGGCAGTGGTCGAATACATAGGGAGTTCCTCAGATATTTATGGATAAAAATCAATTAAGCACTTTAAGTGAAAGGTATCCATTCATTACCTTATGTGTTTATGCCAACGTTGAATACGTGGGTATTATACAAAACAGAGATGACGCTATCACTACCATCTACGACTTTGGTACACTGCAAGATCCAGCACTAAAACACGTATTTTTAGAACTGGCATCAACTTGGTGGTGGGAAAGCAATAGATCTATACCCATTAACATCTTCTTAAAACATGAATGGGAGCCGTTCCGTGGTTGTTTACGCACATTTGCCAACAAGGATCTGGAGATTTTACACGGCCCTATATGCAGTTTAACTGACATTGCTCGCCGCAAAAGCAAACGCAGATCAATTACCCTGGTCAGGAAAGTTGATTAGATTCATGTGCAACGCAACCAGTGCCGCATAACTTATGGCATGGGCTTTTTTAAACGTATACCCTCGACTGCTGTTGCCATCCCACACTTCGGCAAATACCCGATCCCATGACTGATTTTGCAAGTGTGCTTTGCCCGGACGAATGATACTGATAAACGCTGCCATCCTAGGTATGCTATCTGGACGCATTTTATTCAACAAGTCTGTGTAATTGCCCACGTGAACCAACTGCTTGGACCATTCGGTATCTTGCCATAGTCGTTGCCATGGTGGAGTGGCATCTAGAATTTGTTGATAGTGCGCAGGGCTTTGCACCAATTGATACACACTCATATTCAAAAAGTCAATTTTAAAATATCCACGTTGTTCTGCAGTTTCATAGTCGATGGCTGCACATCCATGCACAGGATCTTGAGGTATGTCAGTGACATACACACCCGAGTTGTGTCGGCGTACTTGCCCATCAACTATTTGTCGTGCAGGAGTGTGCGTGATTAGATCTAAAATGCTAGTGCGATTTGCAAAGTCAATGTCAATATCTGCGCTCATTACCATCCTGCCTGCTTGAGTATTTCACGTGCGTATTCAGTATCGGCCACGTAGTCTTTGAATTTCTTTTGCCACACGTCACTGTCAATGTAAGGCCAAATCATGGCAATTTGTTCTGAATTTAAACTGCCCAAAAACTCATTGCCCGATGCACAATTATAC